CGTCTTCCGAACCGTAGTCTAGGGACCCAAACTTTATGTCTGTCAAGAACGAATTATTTAATTGCCAAGATTGCCCTTTCTGGTGCGTGTGTGCGCCGGGGGCGGCGTTTGCAGCTGCTCCGGCTTTTAGCTGCGTTATTACAATCTTGCCTGCGGCGCCGACGGCGTTCGCAAAAGCGCTTTTAGTAATACCATCTAAACCTTCTGGGACGGACTGTTCTGTTGGGTATTTGTATCCACCTTTCTGAACACTCTGAAATAACCTGTGTGCCGGACCGCCTGGCATATCGACAACTGTAGCTGCCACTGGATCCCACACTAAGCGACCCGGATAATTAAACTGATGGTTGAGTATCTTATGAGAATATTCCCCAACCTTGAAAGAAGGCTTGTCTACCTTCATCGCATACATTTTTTGCCCTATACCAGGCATCTCAATTACCCATCTAAAACCTCTATAAGGTTCGACAGTCATTGTATCCCAAAAATTTGCCATTTTAAAAATTACTCCCGTATTTTACTGTTTTTGCACTAAAAACTTGACTAAACTAACTAGTTCTTGGGATTTTTTTTTATTACTAATCATCAAAAGAAGCCCCAGTGTTGGTTATCATAAAGTCTACCGCAATAAACTCTATTGCTCGCGCAGGCTTCAATAAAACCTTGGCATACATGATATTTCTATCAATAAGGTCCGGAGTTGTAGTTGTCGAGTCTAATATGACCCTAAAATCAGTCAACCCACCTCCAGACTTGATATTCTGTAGGAATTCTTCCACAGGTAGTTTAAACTTCAACCACGTAGAATCAATATTCGGCTCGAACAGCAGATTTCTTGAAAGTTGTGAAACTCTCTTCTTAACGTGTATCAACAACCTTCTAACGTTAATTCTGTCCAGCGCTGACTGGAACCCCTGCAAAGTCTTTTGACCAAAAATAACAATGTTCTCCGAAGGGAAGCTTGCAATTGGGTTAATCGCAACATCATAAAGATCATCTCGGTCTCTTGATGTCAAGTGGTGACTAACCCCCCTTACTGAAAGTCCTGCTGATCCATTATTTAAACCTCCACGATTAAACCCAGCGGGCGCGAACCAAACATCAGTTATCGCAGAAGAACTTCCCATTGTTCCGATTCCGGCCACTGAAGGCGGAAGCCAAATTGGCCGGCCGGCTTGGTCGAAGATAGAAACCCATGGAGCATAAGCACAGGCATAACTGCTATTAAACGCTCTAGATTTAACCTCAGAAACAACTGAATCAATATTCCCCAGTCTAGCTGTCTCTGTTGCTAGGTACTCAGAAGAAGAAGGGGTATAAATCCCCGGAAGGTCTATAACCGCCAAGCAGTCTGACCTAGCCTCAGCTGTTCTAATCAGCTGGTCTGTTAACCCAGGAAGGACAACACCTGGCATAGACAGCATGTTACATTCCACAAATTCTGGATCTGAAACCACCGATATTGCCTTAGAAACAGTGTAATAAGCTGCAGAACCAGTGTCTGAACCATTAGATGCTTCTAGAACTCTAGCACAGATTGGATCACGTTCGGTGATGTCGAAGCCGTCAAAGCCGCCGGTGATTGGCACCTGGAACCCTGCTACTGAATCAGTTAGAGAGGCCAACCCAGTATCCATGGACATAAACCCAGAATTAGAAAGATTAAAGACTCCCTCTCCGTTAGGAGAAACAGCAGCACTCGTGTCGGTTTTCCCAGTAAGATCATAATAAAAACTCTTACTTTCTGCATCAATAATCTGCGCGGGATCGTTCGCGTCGACGATCTGAGTGCCGTCGCCGGCGTCAATACCAGGCTTAATCAATTCTAAACTGAACACGAAACTAGGCGTAACAGAGGCTCCACCGTGTAATTTCCTAGTTAAATCACGATAAGAGTGATCCATTGATTCACTAGCTGAAAACATGGTCTCGACGCCAAAGATAGCTTGAGTTCTTGGGGCGCCGGCGTTGGCACCAACAGAGCTTGGCCTCAACCTCATAGATGGACTTGAGACCACACAAGCAGCGTCTGCGCCGAAGCCTGCCGCGTGCGATAGTACACTTGGACCCATATAAGAGCATGGCACTAAATCTGGCGATTCAGAGCCGGAAGCTACTGAGTCCGAAACAACAACCCTAAATAGGGAACTTCTATTTGGAAACAATCCCTGTTTTTCCATTCTTGATTTTTCATGAGACCATACAAACCTTTGATCTCCAATTTTTCTAGCAATATAATTCGGAGATGCCGGATCCAAAGTACACTTCGTATACGGACCATCTACGATCGCGCCGGAGAGATCTCTAATGGCAACAGTAAAACTCGGATAAGGATCTAACACCCTAGCGTTTCCAGTTTTGACTTTTATATTCTCTATTGTAACCGTAAAAGAATTACCAGACTCGCCGGTGTCCAAACCGACAAGCTTAAACAAAGGCTTGGTATTAGATATACTCCATTCAGCAGATCGGCCCAAATGCTGGGACCTCAACCATGGAGTCTCGGCCGATTGATGAGCAAAAGCAAAGCTCGAACCGTCCGTAATTCTCTTCAATTGAGCAAACAACGTATTCCCAGCTAACTCTGCGCCGTATTTGTCTTTCAAGGCTCCGTCAAAAGACTCTGCTAACCAATAATGTTCCAAATTCTCTGGGGCATTCAAGCTACTATTTGTAGCTGTAGGATCACAATTTAATTGCTCGCGGATTCCGCGACCTAGGGCTCCTGAATCAAGAGTAAACTCTCTGAGAGATGTTTGCCCACCATTGGTAATAGAAATTGTAAACATTCCATCATTTGCGGCCTGGGTTGTGTCCAAAGTCGCAGCTGCAGCTCCAGCTGACGATGTCGCCAACCTTATATCAGTATCTACCGTTGCATGAATTATTGCTGCTAAAGTGGCGCCCTGATATTGATCAGTGGCTGCAAAGGTCATTTGTCTCTGATTCGCCACAACTGCGCCGACAGCACCGAATGAGTTACCCGAACTAGACACACCGTCGTCAGGATCAAAGAGTGCGCCGCCGAGGGCGCCAACGGCGTGAGCAATCGATAACTTTGTCCCCCCAATCTTTGGAGTAACAATCAGGGACCCAGAACCATTGGTAACAGTAACATGTGCTGTCAGTGCATCTTTGCCCGACAGTATACCTGCAAGAATTGAAGACAACTGCTCCGGAGTCTTGTTTGCCATCAGATTCAACTCTGGCTGAGTCAAGGAAATATCTACTACATCTGCATTATCAGCATTGTTTCCTACGTCGTCATCGGCAGGATCGATTTGCAGGAAGTTCACATCTGCAGTTGGCAGAACTGCTGCAGTTATTCCCTCTTGCGACACTGTCACAGTAAAATCTGATACTTCGGCTGGTTCGTCTATTGCAACGACTTTATATTTTTGACCCTCTTGTTCACCGGTGATAGTAATCACTCTACCCACAGCTTGGGCACCTACGATATTCGCAGTACTATTGCCTTGTGTGCCGACAGCATCAATGGCCGCGGCAAGCGCCGCAGCCAAAGCCTCACTCATTGCATTTCCGTCGCCACCCATAGCACCGGCGGCGCGGAGGTCAACGGCCGCGGCTTCCAATATTAAGTCGTCGGCGCCGATGGCCTGACCAGAAAGAGCAATTCTTGTAACTGCAGCTGCTGCCAAGTCTGTATCATCTGGCAACAATGGTACCTCAATTTGAACGTTGTGAGCGGTTGGATTATCTGCTGTAGAACGAAGAGGGATCGATACCGTATCTTGGCCTGTTCGAGAACTAACAAATAGCCCATAGCAGCCGCCAGTGTCAGCGTCAGTTTGCCCTATCGACCATCCGGCTTGGCCACCAGAGGGGGCGTTCGGGTGATCGTCCCCAAGAATTCTTACAAAAGTCACTGGGGAATTATTAGCCAAGTAAGCTTGAGCTGCCCATGCTCCATAATCAACCCCTAGGGAGTGTACTCCAAACCTAGAGGGATCATCGCTCGATGCCCCAGAAGAAGGTACACCGAAAACCCTATGCAGACCTCCTTCGCCAGCAATACTGGTTAACCGAACAGGCTGATAAGCCGGTCCTCTGTCGGAAGTACCTATGATCAATGGGCCCATTTCATCAGGAAGGGCAGGCAGCCGGGATTGGTCGATCTCCTCTAGAAATACACCAGGTGAGATGAACTTAAATTTACTTGCAGACATTATTCTTTCTCCTCTTTAATAGAACTATATTATTTTTTTAATCTCAGACGACATTGTAACTTCTCAATAAACTTATTTTAC